CTGTTACTATTGTTCCTCCACTTACGTCTGCTCCATTTTCTAATCCCATTACCATAACATTACCATTATAATCTTCTACTGCTATATGTGGTCTCCCATATGCTAACAGCTTTAATTCTTTATTATCTTCTTTAGATAATTTTTTTAATGTTATGTTTAATGTTTGCTCGAAAAACGTTGTTCCATTTTCTCTTGAGCTATTTACTGTTGTTTCGAAAGATGAATTTCCTTTTAAGTCATATTCAAAGGCAGTAAAAGATCCACTCATATCAGTAATTTGTTCGTCTGCACTTGTTACAGTTCCAAAATCACCAAAATCAGTAAAATATACTTTTCTTATACCTCCAACTACGTCTTTACAAGGTTCTTTTCTTCCTTTAGTTAAATCACAAGCCATATTATTTTTATTTTTTAAAAAAAAAGGTAGGCAGTTTAGCTACCTACCCTTTCTTATGTTATACAATCTTTAATTACGATGTTGCGTATAATACAATGTCAGATCCGATTGCGTGCTGAATACCAGCAGTAAATCTCATTACCATTCTTACATTTTGAGAACCATCAAGATCAGCCATGTCTAATACTTTTACTTCGTTGTGATCTGATAATAAACCTGTACCGAAGAATAAGTTTGATTTTTCTGCAGCAACTGCGTCATTGCTAGATAAACCTTGTGCTAATACAACTGGAATACCATCAAACTGAAGACCTGCTCCTTTTGAGTACCACTGTGTACCTTTGTTATCAGTACCTGCAGCTCCTAAACCAGATGCTCCAAATCCGCCTAATGCTCTAACGTAGTTTCTATACATATTAGATGGTAAGTAGATAGTCATATCTTCTGAACCATATGCTGCAGAAGGAATTGCGTCAGCAATTTTACCAAGCTCTGTAATAATGTTAGCTGCTGTTGATGCTGTACCTGTTACGTCATTTACATCAGAATCAGCTCCTAATGTAGTTATAAATCCATCAAACTCTCCATCTGTTCCGTTTGTTCCTGTCCAGATATTGTTTTCGATTTTTTGAGCAACTTTAGCTGATACATGTCCGATTAAGAAATCAGAAAATGATGGAGGTAAAGTTTCGTTTATAGTAGAATATCCCATTTGAACAGCTTCCCAATCTTGTACGTAGTCTTTTTTACAAAGCTCTAAATTCACTTGGAATTCTTCTGGTTGTAATATTCTTTCTGTTAAAGTTAAAACGTCTGCTTGACCTGAAAAGTCACATGCTCCGTTTTTAACAATACTTGTAGAAGCAACTTTTTTCATTACTTCTTTGTATTTCACGTTTGGCTTAACTGTAATTAAATTGTTAGCCAATGTGTTTCCACTTAAAAGAGCTGCAGATACATATTTGCCTGCAAATTCTCCTGCATAAGTAGTAGTTATTGATGTTGTGCTATTTGCCATTTTTATTTATTTTAATTAAAATTTGATATTGTTTGCATTACCCTGTCTAAAGTATTCATAGGTCTAGAATTTGAAGGAATGTTTAATTGTGTTTTTTCTTCACTTTCTGGATTGTGTTTTACCTTTTCTACTTCAGATAAGATTTCTTTTGTTGGTTCTTCAGATAATTCTTTTTTAATATCTTCAGAAGCCATTTCTTCGTCTTTTTTACCGTAACCTAATTCTTCAATCATAGTTACAATATCTTCAACGGCTTTTCTTACTTCCGCTAACTCTTCTTTTGTAGCGTAATCTACTGCAGCTTCAACTTCTTCCACTTCAGCTTCGCCCATAGAAGCAATTATACCTTCTTGCTCTATGGTTAATTTTAAACCATCTTCAAGAGTGTATTCCCCAACTGGTAAAGCTACTTTCTCATCTTCAGTAACGATAAAAATTTCATTACCAGCTTCAAAAGCTTCTGCTTCTACTGTTGTACCATTTTCAAGCTGCATAGTTGCAAGCTCTACTTTTGTTTCTTCTACTTGATCTGTAGCTAATTCAGTAGTTTCTTCTTTAGTCTCTTCAAGATTAACATCTTGCTCCTCTAAATTTATTTCTACTTCTGCAGCGTTCATACCTAGTAGGTCTTTTACTTGTTTTAACATTTCTGTCGCTTTCATAGTATTACAATTAAATTAATTTCTGTTTGTTATATTTTTAAGCTTTAGCTTGTATTATAAACCACTCTGTTCCGTTGCTCCAAACAGTTACACCTTCATATTCCTTATTAACTCTATATGCAGAAGAAGAACCATCTAGTGTTTGACCAGAAGCTGGTGTTAAATCTGCATGCGTTGAGGTTGAAAATGTTGTATCAGATATAATTCTGATTACTCTGTTTGTGTTCGCTGTGGTTGTAGCATCTGGCAAAGTAAGTTCTATAGTTCCTGCTGATCCTGACCAAGTAAGAACAATAAGCTCACTATTTGTATAAGTTGAACTTCCTAAATCTACAGTACCACCTGCTACGCTAACCGTTAATGTAGTAGGAACTAAATAGTTTACAATGTCTTTTACTGTTGAGTATTTTGTTTCACTGCTTTGTACTACAGGTATCAATTCTGTTCCTTGCAATGCTGTTGCAGCGTTTAATGCTGATATTTTTTTATTTGCCATTTTTTATAATTCTATTTTACTATTATTTTCTTGTAATATATAATCGCCATTCTCTTGCAACAGAAGTCCTATTGGTCCTGTTATATCACCAATTCCTTGTGCCATGTAATCTTGGTCATTACAACATTCTATTGAATATGTATCTCTATCTCTACATAAACACCCTCTTCTTCCTGATGATGGAACTGTATATCTTCTTCTCATTACTTTATCGGTACACAATTAGGAACTCTTCTTCCGTTTTTCATTTTAAAACCTATCATCTCATATCCTGCTTGACAAGGTTTTTTTAATTCTTGCTCATGCGTCTCACAAGGCATAAACCAAGTCTTACCCTCTACTTCATGTTCGTGGTAACCTTCACATCCCATTTCTTCAGCTTTTATTATTGCTTCTTGTTTTGTGTCATATGCTATTTTACCGTCTATCTCTATAGATGCTAATTTTTGGTCGTCTAGTTGATCTAAACTTTTAAGCTTACTCTCTGCCCAAGACTTTGCAGATTTACCTCCCCATAATAAATAAGAAATATATCCACATGCTTCTGTGTCTCCTGTTTTATAATACTCTTCTGCTCTAGATAAGTAGCTATACATTCTTTTTATTGTTTGTACTGTTAGTTTTTCTTTTCTTGCTAGTTGTTGAGCCCTTACTTTACCTACTTGTGTTGCACACTTGTTATTTACTTTTTTATTTAAATCTATACCTCTTTTTGCATTGTTAGCAACAGAGTTTGGATAGTCATTATAAGTTTCTAGCTCTATAGTTTCTCCAGAAGTGTCTTTATCTTGTTTTAAAATAGATTTTACAGCACTTAATAAATCTTTTGCTTCATCTTCTTCTATTTTTTGTATCTCTTTGTTTTTACATATACAACTATCTAGTTTATCTTCACAATCACATACTGAAAGTTTATTAGGCTCGTTAGGTCTTTCTAGTTTATCAGCAAAATATCCTTCTATTGAAAACCCTTTTACTTTACCTGTTTTAATATAGTTATCCCAAACATCATCATTGTCTACTTTCATAGAAACCATCCAAGTACCTAAAGGCACATCCATATCATATAGTCTTGTCTTATCTTGCTCACCTTCTACTATCCAACTCTCTACTACTGTAAGTCCATTTAATGGTGATTCGTGTTCTAATGTAGATCTATGTTGTTTAGCTCTTTTTAAAAACAGCTCACTTGCTTGTCTAACAGTGTTTCTAGAAAAGTATATATAATACTCTTTGTCACCACTTTTTCTGTAAATTGGTTTATTAGGAATTAATGCTGGTCCTAGTAAAAGCTTTTTCTCTTTATCTAGTTCTGCTAACTTAAATTCTTGATTCTTTAAAAAGACAAAATCTTCTTGAATTGCGGGGTTTTCTACTATACTTATTGCATCAATTCCTGAAACGTTATCCTCTTCGTCTATAAATAATTCTATGATGTCCATATTATAACAATATTGTTTTTATTATTTTGTTTTAGTTTCCTAGTGTTGCTTGATTTGCAGTTTTTCTATCTAACGCTTGTTGTGTACTTACATCTGTACTAACCACATAAGCTCTTACTGGTTTTTGTTGTGCTCCTGCTATTGTTTGTGCTAGTTGGCTTTCTGCTGTTGCACCTACTACATTAAATGCAGGTGGAGTTGATATTGCTGGAGTAGGTACTGATCCTCCTGTTCCTCCTTTTGCAAAACTTGGTGGTGCTGGCTCTTTAGTTGCTGTTATATTTCTAATGTTCGCAAAACCTGCTGCAATAACTGATGCTGCACCAATAAATCCAAATATACCTCCTTGACCTAAAGCTTTGTTTGCACCTGCATAAGTATCTATTATAGCTTGTGTTATAGCTATTGCTTTTCCAAACTTACTATTCTCTCCAACTAAACTAGCTAGTGAACCTAATGCTCCAGTCACTGCTGATACTTTTGCATCTGCTATTTCTTTGTCTAGTTTTTGTTGAGTAACCGCACTTTCTGCATTAAAACTATTTAATTCATTAGATGCATCAATAAAGGCTTGTGTTCCTTCTTTATAGCTTGCTTTTTTATCTTCTAATACTTGTCTTGTTAGAAGCTGCTCTTGTAAAGCTATCTCTTTTTGTTTTTCTAATCTTAACACTTCATTGTCTATTAGTTCTGCTTGACCTTGTGCTAATATGTTTTGCACTTCTAATTCTCCTTGTGCTATTGTTTGTTGTAGTTCTAACCTCTCTCTATCTAAAGCTAAATCATTTGCTTTTTGTTCAGATCTAAATCCTTCTATTTGTGCTAATACACCAACTTTTTCTGCTTGTGCTTCTAGTAATATTAACTGATTTTCTTGATTGTTGTTTATATCTACTTGTGCTTGTGCTGATGCTATTTGAGCATCTACATTTGCAAGCATTAATCTCTCTTGCTCTTCAAGTACTTCTTTTAATTCGTTGTTAGCTATTATTCTTTCATCAATAGTATTTCTTTCTTCATCTCTAACTTGACGTAATTTTTCTGCTTCTCTATCTTTTTGTTCTAATATAATTCTATTTTGAGCAGCACTTAACTCTGCAATTTTATTTAATTTTGTAGTTTCTTTTGCTTGTTCTATTGTTGCTTTAGTATAGTCTGTTGCGGCTTTTACTACTTTACTGGTTGTTTCTGCGATTTTTTCAACGCTATTATCTACACCTGTTAATATATCAATAGATTCTTTTCCTGCACTTTTTACATCTTCAAATGCTCCTGCAAAATCACCACTAAATACTTTTTTCACAGCACTTCCTAATAGACCTAAAGTTTCTATATAACTGTTAAATCTTTCTATAAGGTTTTCTTTAACTGCTTTACCAAAATCTTGTATTGCTCCTAATGGATCTTCAAATATTCCTTTAAAGAAATCTACTACTGTTCCTATATTTGATTCTATAAATTTAAATAAATCATTAAAAACTATTTCTAAAGCTGTAGTTGCGGTAGCAAATGTATCTACAACTTTCTGGTTAGACATAAATGTTTCTTTAAGAACATCTAATACAACAGTAAATGCTTTTATGGCAACATTAGCTTTTAATATACTGTTTAACGTAAACACTGATTTACCTGCAGCTTTAGCTCCTTCTTGTATACCTTTAAGCCCTACACCTACTGTTTGTAAGTTTTTTTCAGCATCTTTTGCTTTTACATTAATATCAATATCTATTTCTTTTGCCATTATTTGTTCTTTTTAAATTGTTCGTATGCTTCTTTTATTGTTTCTGGCATTTTATTCTTACCTAGTGCTATATCTATATACTTGCCAGATATTTTCTCTTGCTTTGCTAATCTTAATAATTCTAGTACGTTTCCTAACATGTCGCTTCTAATACTTGCTTATAATAATAATAATTACAATGGGT